CCCGTGCATACGACCATTGATCGCGTGTCACACCTGGACGATGCGAAGTTGAATAGGCTCCAGCTCCTCGACGGAACACTGTGCGCAACATACCAACCGTTGCCCGTTTGCCAGGGTTGTCACCGACTTCATCGTTGTGTTGTTTGGCTTTGTTTGCCAAACCTGTCTCAATGGCTTCTGATAGTTCAATCGTCTTCTCACCAGCTGGAGCCTTCGCAGACCCAACAGGATTCTTGTCTGATCCCGTGATCTGATCCTTCGGTGGGGCAGGAGCATCAGCGCGTTCTGCTTTGATCTGTTCCGCTTTGCGTGAATAGAAGTCCCGTGCCGGCTGAGGGTTCAACGGATTGATTCCCCACAAATAGTGTGCAACAGCACCAGCACCAGGGAACTCATCATCATCAGCGTTGGAGTTCTTTGGTGCTTGCAAATCCACCGCATGACGTTCCGACCATGCAGCCGAACGAATCACCTTGTCCTCAGACATCTCACCGCGAGCCAAGTCCCGTGCCTCACGCACAGTCTTATCAGTCAAACCATCACCAGCCAAACCTTGACCGTAGTAGTCCAAACCTTTACGCGCTGCACTCCGAATGTACGTCGGAACTTCTAGAGATACTTGACGCATCTCCTCATGCTCATATTCTTCGTCGTGAGGTTGCCAAGCGTTGCAATACCAACCGCCAAGCACATACGCATCCCACTTCATGCAATACGCCTTCAACTCTCTGCCATCTTCTTGAATCATGTCCTCGTTGTAGTAGTGGCAATTCCCACATGCTCGACCTTCAGGAACATCACTAGACAACGCTGGACGATAATTATCTGGCAACGCCCGTTCACCACCAGGTTCCATATCCTCAGCAATCGACACAGCAACCATCTGATCAATCGCATCCTGCTTCGTGGTATGGCAACCAACAACTTCACCATCTTCCTTGACGGTTGCCCAACCTGAACAATCAGGTGATTTGTCTGTAATGAAATAAGGCATCAGACCAACAACAATACTTCAGCATCATCATCGAGCGAGGAGAACGTGATCGAACCCAACGCACCCACATCAACACCACCAAGCCGTGACCCAGCCTGAGCCGACACCAACACAGGTCTTCGTGGCTTCGGAATCTCAATGACAATCTGCTCTGGCAATTCCTGTTTCTTGACCGGTGCAGCAGGTTGCTTCCACCAACGTGACCCCGAAGGAGGTATCTCAGGTGGTTCAGGTGGGATCACTGTTGCTGTTGCCGAAGCAACCAGCCCACCCAACGGTGCATCAAATACAGGGAAGATGACCGCTGACGCTGAAGCCGTCGCGTCTAATCCCCCGAGTGAAGAATTGAGAACAGGGAACAGTGTTGATGATGCTTGAGCAGTGGCATCTAGCCCACCCAAACTTGAAGACAGAACAGGGAATATCTCGGATTGCGCAGTCGCAGACGCAGCCAATCCACCAAGCGATGAAGTCAGAACAGGGAACAAAGTTGCTTGCGCAGATGCCGATGCACTAAGCCCACCCAAAGACGATGAGCCTGTTGCAACAGTTAGGAACTGACCGCCATCAAGAACAGCTGCGCCGTCAAGCGTTGAAGTGTCAAGAATGAATGCTGCGCCACCACCAAGACCGAAGCCTGAGTTGTCCAGTGTGGTTGAGTCAAGGACGAACCGTTGAACGGCCATCACAAACCTACGATGCGAGCGTCAATGAGACGGTGAGATTGCCTGCACTAATTGTGTAGGTGTCACCTGCTGTATAGGCACCAGCAACGATTGTTCCAGAGAACAAGAAGTTGCCTGCACTGATATTGTCCCAACAAGTGAAGTGGTTTGCGTCTTGATTGCCTGTGATATTCGTCCAACTAATATCTGCATCAGATGTCAATGCACCAGCAGAAGCAGCACTGAACGACACAGCCTTGCGAGTCACTTCGGTTGCAGGGTTTGCTGTACCAGCAGCACCAGGATCACCAACATGCAACTTCACATATGGTTGCGCCACCGAGAACGATGTGGCATTGCCTAACGCATCCATCCAAGCGTTGCCCAAATATGCGCTGATTCCATGTGCCATTAGTCTTCAACCCTTTCAGTGATCGTCAAGATACGCCCATCACTGTCACGCTCAACAGTGCGCACAGTCGGCTTCGACTGGGGCATGTTGACACGAACCACAGTCTCAGGAACATTGATGATCGGTGCAGGAACATTCACAGTCGGAGGCGTATAGTTCAACACCACTTCAGGCATATTGATACTCATATCCTGCGACTTCACTTCATACACCGAAGCAGGATCAGCAGGATTGATTGTTGACAACGCCTGCAACTGTGTTGAAGGAACACCAGTGTGCGCAATCTTCGGCAACTCCAACGAAGCCATCACCTCAGCAGGATCAAACCCAGACAGAATCAAACGCTGAGCAATCACCGACTTGCGATCCAACTCAGACAAATTAGCAGCAGCAATATCCACGTTCGCCAACGGAACCCGATACACATCCCCACCCTCAGTCGGAGCCATGTCCTCGATGCGATGAATGTCGTTGATTGACAAGAAGCCTGATTGCAGACCTGTTGAGAATGCTGCATATCGTGAAGCCTGATCACCACGCAACAGACCGTCCACGTTGAACTTCAAGAATGCACGACTGTCCAACAACTTCTGGTATCCATCCTCAATCTTGGAGATGTACGGACGCAACGTATGTTGAACGAAGTGAATACCGTTCTGTTCTACCGACGCATACGACATCGCTCCAGCTGTGGTCACACCAAGCATTGATGGTGGGCATCGGAAGATGCGACCAATCTCCTCAATGGCGAATCGGCGTGATTCTAGGAACTGTGCAGAATCATTGTCAACGGTTGTCTTCGTGAACTTCGCTCCACCAAACAACACACCTGGACGATGGGATCGGCGCAAACCTCGATGACCTTCTTCAAACGATGAGACCAAATCTTTGGCTTGCTCACGGGTGAGGTTGCCTGGGAACTCGATGATGCCAGAAGCAGATGAGCCTTGACCGAAGAATCGTGCAGCGAACTCCTCCAACGCTTTTGCCAAACCGAGGTTCTCTTTGACTAGATCAATTTTGGAACGGCCACGCAACTCACCTGGCAAACGCAGTTCGGTGATATGAATCATGTCTTCAGACTGAATGATGTCCCGTTGATCGTAGATGTAAATCGGTCTGCGTGTTACTTGGTCACGACTGCATTCAACCTTCTCAGGGTTCAACACGATCAGAGCTGCGACACCTTGGTCATCGCGAACGATTCTTGTGAACGAGTTGCCATTCAACAGCAACGACACCAGCACTTGTTGGAAGTGTTCGGTGCGAGTCACACCAGTTTCAGGAATGTCCAACCACATTGGTCGAGGTCGGAATGCTTTGCGTTCTGCACCAACCCGAATGTAGGTATCGACAGGTAAAGTTGAAATTGAATCGGAGATGAGACGCACACATGCGTACACAGCCTCGATGCGTAACGAATCTATTTGGGTGACTGTGGTGCCAGAGTTTGTTGATGTGGCAAATCCTTCACCGGCTGCGAACAAAGACTGGAATGAGATTGCACGATCCTCGGTGCCTTGGTTCAGAAGTCGTGACAACATTTACTTTTTGACCTTCCTCTGACCGCGCTCAAATGCGAATGCGAACAATAGAACTGTGAAGCCGACAAAGATCAGCCCGATGGGTACCGACACCAAGAATACTCCAAAACCGATGAGTGAAACAGCGAACAGTTCTAGCAGGAAGATTGTCATCTCCCTAGACTACAAAGAAACCAGGTGTAGGTGCGACTTCCTGTTTCGATGTCGCACGATCTGATGCAATGGCCAACGCAATCGCAGCGTCAATCTTACGCTTCGACTTACCTTTGGAGAGTCGCCAACCTGACTCGGTTTGGCGTTGCGCAGCCGACAACACTTGATCAGCGAACATCGGATCACCATCGTGCGCAATCACCTGGTTCACAATCAGTTCGTACAAGTTGCCACATGCAGGAATCATTCGTGCAGCTGACTGAGGGAACTCAACCATTACATGATTCTCCGACAACACTTCAGCCGAACGCTGGAAGAACGCAGGGTCATAGGCGTTCTCCACCACGTTGAACTGTCGGTTGATGTCACGAATGTGTTGCTCAACAGCAGACACATCCATTGCGTTCGCGTCAGGGTGCCAAATCTTTGCGCGTACCACGACACGACCATCTTGCGGTTGGGCAATGACCACAGCAATCGAGTCGTGCTTCAATGCCATATCAACCCCAACGAACGTGGGCAGATCAGGTTTGAGTTGCATATCTGACCGGCATAACTCCCAAGCCCCAGCAGGCAACCAGGACTCGCCATCTGTGCGAACCCATTGATTTAGACGATAGCGACGATAGGCCACCTCAGCCGTCTGGTTCATGCTGACTTCCATGTCCTCGATGTCCAGCAACCCTTCAGCAAGGTTTGGGTTCGCAGCAGCCCAAGCATCACGATCCGACACTGCACAACCCTCTGGTGCTTCCCACCAGAAGAACCCAAACCGTTCATCAACCTGATCGCCTGAGATGACACGCTTGCCATAGTTGTACAGTCGGCCACACAACGAGTCAGGGTCATACCCTGCTGTAGTGATACCGATGATGTGTGGGTCTTTTCTTGCACCCATACCCAACGACAGTGCATCCCAAAGGTCTTGATTCGGTTGCACGTGAACCTCATCAAATATCACTGTGCTTGGGTTCAGACCTTGTTGCAACTTTGCGTCAGCAGATAGCACTCGATAGATCGCTCCGGTTGACGGAACCTCCACCACGTCTCGATACACCTTGCAAATACCAGACAACGAAGCCGACTGGCTGATCTGCCACTTCGCTTCATTGAACACAATCCGTGCCTGCATCCTGTCACCAGCAGCCGAATACACCTCAGCCCCAGGCTCACCCTCGATCAAGCCATACAGCGCACACACGGAGCCAATCAGCGACTTGCCGTTCTTGCGAGCTAGTCCGATGAGGCTACGACGGTAACGAAGAAGACCATCAGCCCTACGCTCATACAACGAATCCAACAGACCACACTGCCAATCCGTCAACCTCAACGCCTCCCCAGCCAACACACCCTTGCTGACATGCAAGAACGTCTCAGCGAAGTCGGTGACTAGATCGCCATCAGAAGTCGGATACAACCTCGGAGTTGACCATGTTGGCAAACCTATTTGCTTTACGGTCACGGAATTGTTCAAGTTCATTTTGAATCTTCACCTCCACGAAGCCCAACCGAGCGCGATCAACAGGAGTGAAACCCAGCAGGGATAAACAATCTAGCACCTGAGAATCCAACGCACGAAGAGCAGTACGATCACGCCAATCACCCTCACGCAAAACTTTCACACGCAACGCAGCCCGTTCGTCAATCTGTTCAGACACAATCTGCAACAACTCGACATCCATCTGAGGGCTGATCCAAGTGAACCCCACATTCCAAACACGCTCCCAAAACTGGCGACCTGCCGTACCCAACGGACGATGAGGTTCAGGAGCAGTAGCTGACGTGGGGATAGGAATAACCACATCAGGCAACGGACGATGACCAGGATTACCGGCACGACGCTTCTGCTCCACAGGCTTAGGTGGACGACCAACAGGTTTAGACATTGAGGAAGTCGTGAACCTTCCCAGATGATTCCAACACCGGCAACACACCAGTCACCTTCTGGAATCGAGCGCAGATCACATCGACATACTTCGGGTCTAACTCCATGAGATATGCAATGCGGTTTGTTTCGTGTGCAGCGATAAGGGTGCTACCAGAACCACCAAACAGATCAAGCACAATGTCGTTTCTTTGAGTTGTTGTTTCTATTGCTTGAACTCCCAATGCAACTGGTTTCTGTGTTGGGTGAACATATTTTGCTGCAGCATCTTTTCCTATATCCCACACCGAACCATATCTTTTGCCTGTCAGTTCGTTGCCACGATTCCATACCAAAGCAATCTCATAATCAGACGAGAAGGTTTTCTTCAAGTCACCAATCCCACCACCACCCTTATTCCAGATGATCATGTTGGTTGGATATTCAAGTTCTGATAGAGCCTCAATCCAATCGCTGAGCACTTTCCAACTTGTCCATACAAACACCCAACCATTAGAGAATTGTTTGATTGAAGGAACAATGTCCAGAATCACATCATCATTCTTCAGAACATCAAACTTCTCTGAGCTAGTCCTCATGTTTGATTGATATGCGACTCCGTATGGTGGGTCTGTCAAAACCATGTTTGCAATTTTGCCCAACATCAACTTGTTCATATCCTTGGTCTTGGTGCTGTCGCCACACATGACTCGATGATCACCGAGCAACCACACATCACCCAACTTTGATACAGCAGCAACATCCTCTGGCACCTCGTCAACATCGGTTGGCAACTCAATCTGCTCAACACGATCCAACAATTCCTTTACAGCCTTATCATCCCAACCAGATGACTCCAGCAGACCAGGGTTCAACGAACCGACATCGTTGATCAGATCAGCCAACGCCTCCTCGTCATAGTCACCCAACTCGGCTGTCCGATTATCGGCCAACGCAAACGCCTTCGACGTGACCTCATCATCATCGACCCACACCACAGCAATCTCATTCCAGCCCAACGCCTGCGCAGCCTGCAACGTGTGGTTGCCTGCGATGACAACACTGTCTGACCGGCGAACCACAATCGGCTTACGTTGCCCGAACGCTTCAAGGCTGCGCTTCACCGCCTCGATGTCGCCACGTCTTGGGTTACCTGGCAACAACTGGAGTTCCGTGATTGGGTGGGCAAGATTTTGCAGGTCATTTTGAATCATGACTAACACCCTAGTTTCGCGAGTGCGCGTGTCGCGCACGGCAGGGGTACTTTGCCCCTAGGGGTCGTCCAGTTTTGACCCACCCCTCGGAGATGCCAGTGGGGGGTCATCGAGTCGCGTCGCCTCGCGACGAGTTGCATGATCGATGAGCTGCGAGCAGAAGTGAATCGGCTTCGCCTGGGTAGATGTGATCAGCCGTCCAAGGGTCGAGCGATCCCCGATCACCTTCGCCACAGATGTGACAGATCGTGGCGTTAGCCCTCACCCATGCAGCACGTTGCTTGTAGTCACCTTGGTAGTGCGTTCGCACCTTGTTGCGCTTCGACTGGTACTTGGCTTCGCATAGGTCGCACCTCATTGGTTGGGTTGTAAGTTGTCTGCAACTAAGGCAGGGTCGGGTGATGGGGGGCATGGGGGTGGGTGCTACCAGTTCGGGTCTTGATCGAAGTCTTCAATAGTTTCTAATGCGTTGGAACGGGCTGGTACCACCCCGTACCTATCGGTACGGTGTGTGGTTCCCATAGCCACCATAGGGTCTAGAGGGTGGTTCCCGAGGGTGGTTCCCGTTTCTAGGGGGTCTGGGGTGGGTAGTTGGCGACATTGTATGGCACGGGAGAGTACAGATTTGCGTCCGAGTTTGGCTCCGAGTTCTTTGGCGATGCGTTGTGCTTCGTTGACTCCAGCGTTCTTGGGGATGCCTAATGTGTCGAGGTGTTTGGCTAGGGCTATCTCTTGGACTGTCCAGCCTTTGGTTGCTCTGGTGCGTTGTCGGATGGTGGTGATGTCGTCAAACTCTTCGACGATGAGGTCAATCTTCTCTGGTACCCAGCTGATCCGTGTGTGGGTTCTTACGAGCATCAGTCCGTCATCAGTCTTGTCAAGTCGGTACACGATGTCCACGTCGTCGTTCTTGGCTGATGATCCGCGTTGGCCGTGTTTCTTGCCGCCGTCTTTGCCTGCGTGATCTGTGCGCACACAGGCGATGCCTGCGCGTTTGAGGGCTAGTCCTGTGGTTCGTGCGAACTCACGGTATGAGTCAGCAGAGTTCTCTTCACCTTCGATGGCTCGTCCTGTGGTGTCTATCACTACAACCTCAGCCTTGGTCAACTCACAGAGTCGCATGATCGCTGACGCACCTTCTGCCGTATTGAGTGGGGGCAGGGATGGGATGAGTGCGTAATGCAGATGAGACAGGTCATCGTCTTCTGTGTAGCCGAATTGTTCTAGGCGTTCATACAGGTCGGCTTCAACCATCTCATAGTCGAGGTAGAGGACGTGGACTTTGGGTTGTTCTGTTTGTCCGAGGATTGGTTTGCCTGTGGCTAGGGCTGCAACGACGTTGAGTGTCAACCAACTCTTGCCTGTCTTTGCACCGGCAAACAACGCTGTCTGTCTTGCACGTGCGATCAACGGTTTGGCAATCCAATCTTCAACGACGTGTTCTTGTGTCCAGAATGTCTTCCAGTCCACCAGCATGTCGAGCATCTCATCAGGGGTGATGGTGGTGTTGTCGGCTGGGGTGGTGTTGTGGGCTAGGAATTGTTTCGCTGCTTGTTTCCAGTCTCCGTCATGGTCACGTGCAGCCATGTAACCAAACCTGTTGTATCCGCCTTCGGGGAGCCATGCAACGGCTGAGGTGAACACGATCAGTGCGTCGTTGCCGTTGTGACCAATCGTTGCACTGATGCCATCCCTTGAGTCTTTACCTGGTCGAGTCCAGTGTTGTTCACCATGACGATCAGTCTTGGCGAGTGTCCAGCCGTCTGGGATGAGCAGCTGCTCCCATGTGGTTTGCGCACAGTATCGAGCCGATGGGGTGGTTGGATCAGCCAAGAACAGGTCTGTAGTTCCTTGTGGCTTGACCATCGTTGGGTTGCTCGTGAGAAGCGTCAGGAGCCACTGTGGTGCGTTCGCAGGCCGTTTGTCCATAGGTGACCACCCATCAACCCATTGGTACTGCTTGCCGTTCGGATGCACGGTTGGTGCAGCCAACACCTGCCCACCCTCACCACGAATATCCAACCCCACACCAAGCCGTGACCCAGCATCATTCCGCACCTCAACAGGTGAATAGAAGTAGAGGTGTTGTCCTCCTGTGCCGGTGATTGCTGTAACCGTTTCAGGTAACGCACCGTAACGCTGCTCAAGATCATGCAAGGTGTCCGACCCTCGATACTCGTCACGATCATCAACATCAACCACAAAGATTTGTCCGTACTTGGTGCGACCTGTGGCGATGCCGATGCCGTAGCTCTTGTAGTCACCAGTGAACCATGATGTGACCACATCGGTGTCATCGGTTGCTTTGGTTTGCCAAGAATCAATGCCAGGGTATTTGTGTCCAGGTCTGATCGGTATCACCCTGATACCTAATTGTGTATATGCGATTGCCGTCTCAAGTGTTGTCATTGCGTCCCCTTTGGATACGGTAATTGTTTGTATAGCAGCGCAGACCGCATCATCTTCTTCTCAGTCCTGTTGCCAACGAACGTGATGTACCGATGTTTGCGTGATCGTTCTACGAAGTACACATTCTCTGCACCGTACTTCTCAATGATCTGTTGATTAGATAATCCATGACCATACGTGGCGTGATGCTGATGTTCTAACCCTTTGACTCTTGGGTCACGGAACTTGGCTGACAGTCCTGTGTATATGAAGTTGGTGGCCTGGTACACGATGCCTTGATGGTTCTGTGCGGTGTCAGCAAACGACACGATGATTCGAGGTGTCGGCAACAACTTGAATGATGCAGCAACCAGCCTGCTTGCCTCGTTCGGTTTGTTATTGACAAGAACAAGTCGATTGAGTTCCAGCACATACTTCTGCCATTCATTTCCGCAGATACCTCGACAAAGGGTTGAGGAGGCTGGGGTGCCGTAGCAAACGACTCCGACTAATTCGTTGTTGTCAAACAGACCGTATGCGTAGGAGATTGATGGGATGCGTTTGGCGTAGTGGATGTTGAGCAAGAAGTAGTGGCTCTCTTTGGTGCTGATAGCTCTGGTGACGTATCCGTCATCGGTGTCATCAAACAAACCTGTTTGCCAGGTTGGTTCTTGGGTGTTCATGCGCGGCTCAGTGCGTCATCGAGCCAGTTGTGCCATATCTCTGCTGGGTGGAAGCCGAGTCGGATTGCGTATGCATCGGCTTGGTATTCACGTATCGTTTGAAAACCTGTGCGCCATCGCACAACGCATGATCGTGAGATGCCAAGCATGTCTGCCATCTCTTGGTCGTTGGTGCCTGCTGTGAATGTCGCAAGCAGGTTGATTGCTGGGTATCTGAACTGTTTGGGTTGTGTTGCCATCGTCGCCTCCTTGGGGCTTGGTCATGTTCCTTCGGTGAGTGATTTTGCGATTCGGTATTGTTCGGCTGAGGTGGCTGACACTAACAGTCCGAGCGTGGTCGAGCTTGTCTGCCTGTTCAGGGTTGTTATCCAGAACGATTGTGAGCCATCGATGCGTTCTACGGTTGCCACGACGACGTAGGCCGTGCAGAGTCCGTCTGCTGCTGCTTCGATGAACTCTGCAACTGGGTCTTCAATCATCATCTTCAACACCTCGGTCACCACAGTTGGGTTGTGCCGGTATGGGTTGTCGGCATGGGCAGGGGTTGAGTCGGTTGAGTCCTGGGAGGGTCATGGCGATAACCCTTCAAGGATGGTGAGGTCAACTTGTGAGTAGTGGATCAGTTTGCCTTCACGGCTTAACGCCACCCACGTCGGACTGTCTGAGTCGCACAAACAGCCAGTGACACGCTGGGTGTCGAGTTTGACTACGCCTTTACAGGCGTTGCATCGTACTTGGATGATCATTGTTGGTCTGGCATTTCTCGCCGTAGGGCTTCATGCGCCAGATGCAACTCATCCGTCAAACGATCAACTTCTGACTTGTACCAATCACGCTCACGACCTAATGCTTGGCAGTGATCGTGAAGTCGGTTGTATTCCTCGTCTGGGTTCCTCATTGTGTGTCCATTCGCAGTGCGTGTAGTTCACCTGACATTGCTGCCAGCGTGGTTTCTAGGGTTTGGATGTGGGAGTTGAGTCGTGCTACTTCGACACAGAGTTCTGCTATCTCGATCTGTGCTTTACGTGCAGTCAACTGCTCTAATGCTGTTTCGCTGATTAGTTCTGCGATACGGAAGTCTTGACCTTTGATGTGCAGGTCGTAGTCGCTCATGCCCATTATCGTCTCCACTTCTGAACTTCTTTGGTGATTTCAATCAATTCTTGTGTTATCCGAGCTAGTTGATCCAGTAAATAGGATTTCAAGTCCTCGCTGTATTGATCCGAGTGGGATTCAACCTGGCTTCCAATATCTTCAATTCTTCTCATAACTCTGCGCCTTGGGCTAGGTACACGCGGAGGCGTGAGATGTCTGAGTGGGCTTGGGTGAGTGTTGCTCGGCATAGGTCGAGTTCGGTCATGAGGCTGTTGCCTGCGTCTCGTAGGTTGTCTCGGTCTTCGGTGACCAACTCAAGTGCGACTGAGAGTTCGCTGATGCGTTGTTCTAGTTCGGTGATTAGGTTCACGGTGTCTGGTGTCATTTTGTTTTGCTCCTTTTGTTGAGTTCAGTTTTGAGTGCTTCTAAGGTGGCGAAGAATCGGTCTTGGTCTGCTACCCCGATGACCATCTTCTCTAAGAATTGGATTGCGTTCTGTAGGTCTTGCTTTGTCATGTTGCTCCTGTTGGTACTGAATTGCTGGGTGGGGTTCAACGGTTCGGGGGAACGACTCCCCACCCAGCAAACTTGTGTCATCGACTGTGGGTTACCACATCGCTGCTGATTCGTCAGTTGTGCCAGGCTCAACTTTGGCCTTGTACAACTTCGGTGCGTTGAAGCCTTTGGTCTTCTTCTCACCATCGCCTGTGTATTTCACAGTGAGATTGGTGCCGACCATTGCGGTCACGTTCGCAGCTGTGGCTGCTTCACGGATTGTTTTGACCATGTTGCCACGCGCCCAAAGGTTGCCAATCTCGGTGCCGGTGTTGATCGTGAACACGAACACGTATCGCACGTCTCCGTTGTCCCATGTCTTGGTGTTGCCTTGTGGGTCACGGTCTTCCAACTTCTTGACTTCCAAGACTTTGCCCGAATGGGTGTCGCCTGGTGTCTCGAACTTGAGCGCAGGATATTTTGATCCTCCGTCTTGTAGGAATATGTCTGTCATTGCCTAACCTCCTGAACACGGAATGTGTTCTGTTCTGGGATGTATTGGATTGTCACTTGATCCACTGTGATGCCGTAACAGATTTGAGCGAACAGCTCAGCCTGTACAGCATTCAGATGACCTAGTGCTTCGCCTGCCTTTAGGTATTGCTGCTTGGTGATGTG